GCGACCCACTCCCTGCAGTGTACACCGTCAGCGGAGCTGGGATTAGTTGTGATGGAAATGGCGTTGGAATGTCCAGCCGGAGAAATCCGCTTGCCATAAGACAACTAATCCAAGCAACAAGCTTCAAGCTTGACATTACTTTGGGATTTGATAGGATAAATTTAGAAAGAAATAATTATGACTAGAAAAATAGAAAATCCAGCAATATTTATACATCACTGGCACTGGCTCAGGGACAATGGATATAAAAAAGAAGCTGCAAGCTGCAAGCGTCAGGCAACAAGCTTGACAAGAAAAAATTATAATGTTATTGTATCCCATAAACTAAAGGAGAAAGTAAAATGATTAAAAAAACAATTAAAAAAGAATATTTACCAGGAGGAGCGAAGCGTCAAGAGCTGTTAGACTCTGTTCCAAATTATTTACTAACGCCGGGCTTTCAAGCAAACAAACATTTGTTTTGTCTTGAGGTCCTGAAGCTTACAGAGACTGAGTACCTGGAAGCCCTGAACAAAGCAGCAAATGGAGGACTTGTTGAAACGGCGTGGAATTAAACACAATGACCTGCTGCCATGGTTTATCAGAGACCATGGCACATTGCCACCGGCTTATCTTGCCAGCTGTAAAAAGTTTTTTAAAGAGTTAAGCAGCAAGCGACAAGCTCCAAGCAGCAAGCGACAAGCTTCAAGCTTGACAATAAACAATAATAGGATTATAAAGGATATATGAAAACAGAAGAAGCATGGAAAATAGTTGGAGGATTAAGTAAACCGTCAAAGATGCCTGGCTGGTCCATAGGGCTACCTGCCAAGGAATGCAAGACAGGCGGCAAGCTCCAGAAGGTTAAGGGCTCTGTCTGTTATGACTGTTACGCCATGAAGGGCTGTTACGTGTTCAAGGTTGTTCAGGATGCACAGTACAGGAGACTAGCAGCAACGAAGGGACCGCAATGGGTCGACGCTATGGCGCATTTAATAAATTCTAAAAAGCCGGATGTCTTTAGATGGCACGACTCCGGAGATGTCCAAGATCTGGAGCATTTAAACAAAATTTATGAAGTCTGCAGGTTAACACCCACAAGGCGGCACTGGCTGCCAACGCGTGAAGCGTGGATCAAGGACCACCTGAAAGACAAGCCTACAAATTTAGTCATACGATTTAGCGCGCCCATGGTTAACCAGAGGGCGCCTGCTTCGTGGCCCAATTCTTCGGAGGTGGTGACAAGTGGTGCTAATTGTCCAAGCGCACATCAGGGCAATCAATGCTTAGATTGTAGAAATTGCTGGAATCCTGAAATTAAAACGATATCATACGGCAAACATTAAAATGTTTAGACATCCAAAATATTATAAAGAATTACGCAAGCGTAATAAATCGGATCAGGTCATTAGCCTCAGGGCCGCGACGGCGGGAACGGGCGTGCACCCTGATCCGGGCCTCAAGCCACAAGCTTCAAGCAGCAAGCGTCAAGCCCCAAGCATCAAGCTCCAAGCTGATATAAAAAATCACGGATAGATTCAAGCCCCAAGCAACAAGCGTCAAGCTCCAAGCCGCAAGCATCAAGCTCCTTGATTCTTGAACCACGAAACATTTGAAAACGATTCTTGGCTCTTGGACCGAGGGCCTGTGCTATGATAAATGTGTTGTTAGGATGAGTCACATGGAACGCAATTTGGTGTGGTGAAAATTTAATTTTTTTACCCTTTGTGACTTTTAACTCAACTGTGAAAAAATGGCTATTAGCATTATAACCCAACAGATCAGGCATACCAATAACACTAAGGTTTTCAACCCTATTCCATATAATTTTTGGTGTAAAAGATTTAAGTTTTTTGTATAATTTTTGCTCTACACCCACTAATTTTTTTGGGTAACTTTGTCATTCTCTTTGCCATTAGACTTAGGCTTCAAAGATACTAACATAGCAATCAAAGTGAACACTTCAGAGTAAGGTCTTCTAGATAAATACTCTAATAATTGTTTTCTTTGTTCAACTGTTATTTCCATTTTTTCTCCTTAATAATTTTTCATAAGTTTATCATTTAATAATAGTTTCTTATCACTATGTGTTTTAAGAACTAATCTCATTCCAGGTTGTCCTATCATTGTATGCTCTTGCACTTCCATTCTTCTAATCTCTTCAAGATAACCATCTTTTTCAATATATATCTTAGCATGGCTAATAGCATTGCCTTTAAGTTTATCTGTAAAGGTACCAAGAAATTGTTGTAAATCTTTAACGAGCATTAAAATAATCACTTATCTGTTTTGCTAATCTTTTATTATCTGTCTTTAACTCTTCGTTATCTTTAATAATTTTGCTCATCAATTGTTGATGAGTTGTATTTATAGACATTAATTCCTTAACTCTTTGTCTCAACGTCTGTATTGTTTTTTCTAAATCATTATCTCCACGATCATCCATGTCTTTTTGCTTATCTTTCATTTTGTTTTTAGAGTGCACCTCTAATATTTCCTCTTTTATTTCTGTCATACTATTGACAATATAGGATAGTTACCTTAAAAAGTCAATATGGGATTACCAAAAAGATTAACAGAAATGCAAAAAAGATTTGCAGAATATCTAGTATTTAACGAAGGCAGGACCACGGGGGCAGACGCAGCAATAGCTGCTGGGTATAGTGAGAAAAGAGCACGTGTTGAGGCATCAGAATTACAAAACCCTAGACTATCTCCATTAGTAGTGCAATACATAGGCGCATTACGAGAAGAAAAATTAAAAAAGTATGAAGTTACTTATGACAAGCACGTAGCAGAGCTTGGTAAAATTAGAGAGGCGGCTTTAAATAAAGGTGCTTTCTCCGCTGCAACAAACGCAGAAAAAAATCGTGGCATGGCAGCAGGATTATACATAGACAGAAAAATAATAAAAACAGGTAAGTTAGAGGAGTTATCAGAAGAACAATTAGAAGCAAAAATGAAAAAGATATTAGAAGATTACGCGCCGATTTTAGGTGCGCAGCAGATTGAAGGGGAGTCATCGGATATTACTGAATCTTCTGAATCTTCCTTACCCAAGCAAGAGGAATCATTGTCCGATCCCCAAAAGTAAGAGAGCCATCATCTTCTCGATCATAAGAAGCAAACAACTTAATAGCATATTTATCTTTGTTATATAACCAACCTTCATTTACAGGTGTAGCTAACCTCATTTTGTTAAAACTTTTTTCATCAGCCCAACCGCTATCACTGACGCAATCCACCCATTCAACTCTTACTTTTGAATAAGGAATAGTTTCTCTGACTTTTTGGTTTAAACTTATTTTTCTTTTTGTTTTTTTCGGCATAATATTTTGAATTGTGTTTTTTCTGGAACTTATCCCAAAATTCCTTCTCTGTCATCATACTAATTACTAAGTCCCAAACCATATAAGGGATTATACAGATAAATTTAAAAATAAAAAACGCTTTTCGCGCGCGCGATAGGCACTGCTACTTGATAACTGTTATCAATAGTAGACAAAATAATTCTGTCTATGAAAGTAATTCTGTCCAACATTCTGTCTACACTTTAGCTATATATACCAACGATAATAGCTCATTTAGACAAAAAGACAGTTTTTTTTTATGTTTTTTTTTTTTAATTCAAAATTATTCTGTACAACTCTTATATGGTGTCTACTGCCACATTTTGAACATATTTATGCCTTTTTCTTGACAAGATAGTCTCCAAAACGCCCTTTCCAGCCATATGATCCGTGGTGCGTGGTCCATGAGTCAAGATTCGCGTATATTTTAAACCCTGCATTTTTAGCCCTTTCACAGAAAGCAAGATCCTCGCCCTTCCACTCCCCAATGTCTAACCTAAAAGTCGTATCCCAAAAATTATACATATACCTATCAATAGCATCATCTTTAGCTCCAATTTCCCTATTCATCTTTCCACGTGTAACTTCATTAAACTTAATCTTTAATTCTGGGTATTCTTTCATAAGTTTTTCAAATACTCTTCTATGGATAAGCATCAATCCTGCAGGACCTTCCTCTATCTCAACTAAATCCCATTCTAATATTTTAATATTATCATTATTATTAAATTTTACAGAATATCTATCAACCCAAGGATCTTCCTTATTCCTATAAGGAGTACAAATTATATCTTTTTCAGGCACTAACATTCTCATCACGGCTTCAGGAGAAAACTCAACATCAGCATCAACAAACAACATATAATCAAAACCACTATCAAGAAAACCACAGGTCAATAAATTTCTACCATGTGTTACAAGAGATGATTTAACTGATTTAAATTTACATTCAATACCAGAGCCACCTAGCGTACTAAAAGTATCCATTAAAGATACACAGGTTTCAACTTTCATATCGCCATAACAAGGCATGGCAACGTAGACTTTAGGTTTTACTTTCATTAAATTCTTTTGGATCCATTTCAACATTAGCCTGTTCCTTCTCATCGAACTTTAGCTCGTGGTACATATCCAATCTTTTAAGCCACTTATGTTTCCACGATCTTAATTCTTCATCTTGAAATTTAAACTCCTGGAAATAAAGATCAGGAGTACATATCATTATTATACCTTGTCTTATCTCTGATTGATAGACATAATCATGCGCCATGCAATACGCTGCAATTTGTAAAAAATAATCTTCTACCCATTCTACTTTCTTTGGTCTATTGGCTTGTTTAAAATCTATTATAGTATCTAATCCATTGTGCTTACAAACCAAGTCAGTACTGCCAGCATATAACCCAGGATAATGCAATGTGACTTCCGAGCCGTAATACTCTTCCACCGGCGTAAAACCAATTTCAATAATTTTTTGGGCCATGGGCTTCGCCGCTTGTCCGATTGGCGTAAGATCATCGTAGCCAACTCCTGTGATATGATTCTCCAAGAATTTGTGCATGGCTGTCCCACGCTTACTAGATAAATTTTTGATTCGTTCTGCTTCTGCTTCTCCAACTTTAGCCTTCCAGTCTTTTAAAAATTGTTGATTTTTGGTACGCCCTAATATCGTAGTTACACTTGGAAGTCTATAGCCAACGATATCATAAATTCGATGTCCAGATTTTTCATCTGTAATCTGTTTTCCTTGTATATAGTTGAATTTGTTAGATTTTTTCATACCTTTTAATTTATCTAAATCATGAAATTCTTTTATATCTTCTTCATTCATCATTTTTAGATCCTATTTCATAAGCTATATAAAAACCTATAATTGTTAAAGTTATCCCAAGAAAAAATAAACCTATCATGTTTTTTTTAACATTTTATATTTTTCAAAATCAATTACATTATTTATTTCAGGTTTTTCTGCTGAATAATGTTCAATTATTTTATTAATCTTTGGTAGTTTTGTATGAGCCCAAGGCCAAATTAAAAGACACACATGGTAAGCATCTCTAAAAGTACAACGCCATCGCCACTGCATTAAATATTTAGTACCATCTTTTCTAAATCCTTTTCTAGGTTTTTTAGTAAAAGTTCCAACACCTAAAACTTCATGCACCCACATTAACACAGACTTATCAGTCATAGTTATTTCCATACTAATGCGCATGCAGTTATAAGTTCCAGATCGTTTCTTTTCTGGTGATCTTTTAAAATGAATACTGCCTTCTCCATCAAAGAGCCCTGCAATATAGGCTTTTTCTGTATCATGAATCATTTTGCACCACCATTCTAACAACTGTTGTAAATGGATTAGGACTCAAATCTCTAGTGCAAGAGCTTGTTAGTATTACGATCACTGTTATCAACATTATCATAATCAGATATTTCGGATTCATAAACATAAAACTCTCCTTCCGAGTCACAGTCCCAACATTGGTGTACTGTATCTTCTTCCATTATACTTGCTACTTTAACAAACCCATTGCCCTTACATGTAGGACAAATATATTTTTTAGGTTTATTTACTTTTGATTTTGCCATTTAATTTCTTCGCTTTCTCGTTTGCTAACGATTCTACAGTTTTACTAATAGATAATTTTGCATCTGGTAATAAAACTTTGGACAAAGCAATCAATGTCTTGTATGTTTCATGTGTTAATGAAACATTTCTATATTTAGTTATATCGGTCATAGTTCCTTTCATTTATTTATTATGACTATATAGGATTTATAAAGAGGATTGTCAAGATGAAATTTATATTAGGTTTAATAATTTGTTCTTCAGTCTATCAAACTTGTTTAGAGCCATATCATTGGCCTGATAAATTTGATAGTCACTATGAATGTATGATATTTGGCTATGAAGAGTCTATGAAAAAAGCAATAGAAATAGGACCAAAAGAAATAAATGAATTTGGTACTATTATTAAATTTTATTGTTATCAAGAACCTGAGACAGAAACATAATTGACAATAAGGCAAAATTATGGTAAAGAGAGTTTCTTACCTTTAATGCCTATCCTATTTTCTCTCTCTTTAGGATAGGTCTATAATTAATTTTCCATTTAAATGATCCATTTCATGTTGCACAACACGTGCTGGTAAATAATAAAAAGTTTTATATTGCTTTTTTTCATGCCTACAAAACCATTTAAGACTTACATACATAGGTCTTCTAACTTGTATTAATTGTTTTGGACACGACAAACAACCTTCTTCCTCAGTTAATTTTTCTTTTGCTCTTTTTTCTATGACTGGATTAATAAATACTTGAGGTTTATCTCTTTTATTAGATACATCCATAACAAATATTCTTTGGACATAACCTAGTTGATTTGCAGCTAAGCCAATTCCATTAGCTTCATACATATTTTTAATCATATTATCTATAATATTATTACTTTCTTTAGTTAAAGGAAATTTAACTTCAATTGTGGGTTCTCTTAAAAATGGGTGTGGATGTTTAAATATATTCATATTAACCCCTGTGCTTTCCGTGCACGTACTTTGCACAAGGGCAAAGGCTCCACACCTAACCTCATTTTATTGCGAGGATCTACGGTTGCCGTACAGGGAATAGCGCGAGGCGTTATATGGACGGAGGTCCTTTTCATCATCGGCACATACAACCAACGAAAGTACCACTACCATCGTTCATTATATGTAAATTCAGTGTATCAACATAACCAGTTAATTTTAATTTTAATATATCACACAAATCAAAACAACTTGGATTATCTAGTAACTTTATGCCTTCCATAATCTGTTTTGTCACTGGAATCAGTTGATATATTCCGTCGTTTAATATTATGAGGTCCATTCCATTCCTTTATTAACTTATACCATAAATCCTTATCTTTAGGATCTCTAGTTTTGTTCCATCTTACAGCTACTTCATCAATCTTCTGTAATGTCACCATGTTTTTTCTTTCCCCATTTAATTATTCTATTAAAGTTTTTAGCTTTAATTTTTATATCTGGTCCATATCTTTTCCAATGCTGCGCCATTAAATTTAACTCTACTAGTAAAAGCGGCCATTGTTTTTGAGATATGTTACTAACTTTTATGTTTATTTCTTTGCTCATGTTATCCTTTCTATATCTAGTAAGAATGTATGACTGATACAATGTTGTGTCAACATACTTTCAGTAAACTTTTCCTTAGTATCAATATCAACTTTAGGATATTTACTTTCAGCTGACCATGCCATACCACCATATAGACCTGCTTTTTTTAAGGCATCTCTATATATCTTCCATCTAGGCCATGACGCATCAATTGCTTTTTGACGCTTTGGAGTCATACGCTTAGGTTTTCTCCAAGTCGTATGCTTCATCATTATTTCGTACGCT